GGCAAATATAGCATTAAGAAACCCACAGTATAAATTCATTTATGTACCATCATCAGGTGTATTATCTACTAAGTGTGAAATATACATTGAGGGCGTTTTAAAATACACAATAATAAAAAACAACCCCAACACACTTACAGGCTCAAACTTTGATATTTCAGAACTGGCAAGGGATTATCTAGACATAACTTGGAGTTATAATTCAACACCTCAATCTGTTACTGTTGCAACTATATTAACTAACAAGTCAGGGCTTAACGGAACTGGCTCTACAGTAGGAAACCAACAGAGCTACACCGATGAGGGCTTTGAAGCTTTTGGATATTATGAAGAGGGTTCAAACCCACAAATACCTTTTGCCTCAGGTAATCAATGGCTAGTAGCTCCAAATGTTTTTAGTAGTGGTAGGTGGCAGATATATGTTCCTGAACTTGCGACAGGTTACGTTCATTATTACAGCACAGCAGGAGGAGGGACAATAACATCATACGCTTATAGCGCAAACGCAACTAGCCTTACTCAAGGTAGTGAAACTTTAAATATAAACAGAATTGAGTGCACAAAATACGAGCCGATAAAGGTTATGTTTATTAATCGATATGGTGTACAACAAGATTTATGGTTTTTCTTAAAAGAGGTAAAATCAGTAAGAAGGTCAAACGAAAGCTATCAATCAAATACGCTACAAACTCCTGAAGATGAATATGCTCAATATGATGTTCAAGATGCACCTAAAAAGCTATTTAATACACAGGCAAAACAGACACGAACATTAAGCTCAGGCTATTATCCTGAGGGTGCAAACGGCTTTTTTGAACAGTTATTATTAAGCGAATACGTTTGGATTAGAGCAGAAAGAGTTGATTATAATAATTCGTTTAGAACTATTCCAGTAGTTGTAAAAACCTCAAGTATAACTTATAAAACCAAATTAAACGACAGGCTAATTGAATACACTATAGAATTTGAGGACGCTTTTGACTACATAAACAATATAAGATAGATGCAAGAATTACAGCTATACATAGAGGGTCAAAGGCTAGAGCTTTTTAAAGACGAATCAGTATCTCTTACTCAGACTATTCAGAATGTGAAAGACATCGCAAAGATATTTACGTCGTTTACTAAGACGTTCTCTGTGCCTGCGAGTAAAAACAATAATAAGATTTTCGAGCATTATTATAACTATGATATTGTAGACGGGTTTGATGCAAGGATTAAAAAAGACGGCAGTATTGAGCTTAATTTTATACCATACAAAACAGGTAGAATAAAGTTAGAGGGTGTTGATCTTAAAAACAACCTAGCCCATACGTATAGAATTACTTTCTTTGGAAACACCGTAGAACTGCCTGATATTTTAGGAGATGATAAACTGGGGTCATTACCTTTTTCTAGTTCAGATTATACACAGACTTATAACTGGCCGACAATAAGAAATTTCTTAGTAAGTCAAGAAGGGGATGGAAAATTAATCGTGCCTTTAATTACGCATACGCAAAGGCTGTTTTATAACTCTGCATCGCCGAACTACGACAATGTTTATTATAGCTCTAATTTACAGCAGGGTGTAGTATTCGACCAGTTAAAATTCGCAATAAGACTATATGAAATTATATTAGAAATAGAATCTAAATATACTGTTGCAAATGGTTACGCAAATAACATAGTATTTTCTAGAGATTTCTTTAGCACAAGTAATCCAGTATTCTATAAATTATATATGTGGCTACATCGTAAAAGTGGCTACGTTCAAGCACCTCAGCAGGTCGTTCAATATACTACTGCGACAGGGTTTTGGTACCCACCTTCTGGACCTACTTCTTATGTTATTACTAGTGGGAATACCATTGTAATACCTGCTGCTATAATAACGAACCCAAATAGTATAATTGACAATATATTAACTGTAACTCCACAGTCAGGAAATACAACACAGTATCAAGTACAAGTAAGGGAGTCAGGAAATGTTGTATATACATCTACTCAAACAACAGGAACAACACCTAGCATTTCATTACAGTCTTTTGTAGATAATGGAGTTTATACAGTAACAATTTTACATAGCGCACCAATAGTAATAAGTAGTATTACTTGGTTTTTTGAAGGGTTTTATAGACCTGCAGGACAACAAGCTCCTATAAGTTGGACAGAGACTAAAAACGTTAGTCAATTTAGTGCCACTACTGATTTCGATTTTGTAGTCGCAGAGCAAATTCCTGATGTGAGTATTATGTCTTTTCTTACTGGGCTATTTAAGATGTTTAATTTAGTCGCTTATGTAGATAATCTAGGAACGATAGTTGTCAGACCTTTAGAGGGCAGAACAGGCTCAGGCGTTCAATACGGCTATTATACCTCAGCAGATATAAACGGAAACGACGCACCGGTAAATCACGACATATCAAAATACGTTGATATAACAAAAAGCCAAGTAAACGTAGCCTTGCCTTACAAAGAAATTATATATAAATATGAAGGGACAGGCACTTTTTTAGCCAAGCAATTTGAGCAACTAGACGGACGTGCATGGGGATCTTTACCGTATATAGGAGGGACAAACACTAGTGGAACAGGAGGAATTAACTACAACGCATCTACTAAATTATACGCTGTTAGTGTTCCCTTTGAGCATATGCAATATGAGAGGCTTTTAAACGGAACTAACGGTGCAGCTCTCGACATACAATGGGGTTGGTCAGTTAATGAAAATCAGCAATCATACATAGGTAAACCACTTATCTTTTACGCAATTCTACAAACGGGTACTCAAATGAGTTTTCAAACAGTAGCATCAGGAACAGGTAAGATTGCGACTAACACATATTGGGTGCCGAGTAATAGTCTTTATTTAACCAGTAATTTAGGAACACAAAACATAAACTTTGCTTTAGAGCAAAATGAGTTTCAACAAACCGCATCTTATGATGACACCTTATTTGCTGATTATCATAGTGAATACATTATTGATGTTTTTAATACAAGCCGAAGGATTACTAAATTATCAGCGGTCTTGCCATTAAAGATTTTATACAATTTCAAACTGAATGATACATTTACGGTAAACGGCAGGAATTACATAATCAACTCTATAACGACTAACCTGCAAAGCGGGAAAAGCGATATGGAACTATTAAACAAGGTATGATAAAAAATATAATCGAGTTGCTACAACTAGCAAAAGGAGAGACAGAAAACATAAGAATTGCACAAGGAAAATACGCCTTGCCAAAAGATTTTAAGTCTGGATTTAAACTCATTAAAAAAACGTTACAATGGAGGTAAAAGAATACAGCTTAAAAATATCGACAGAACAAGCACAAAAGAACGTTGAAGATCTTAATGAAAATTTAAAGATCCAAGAAGACTTGCTTTTTGACTTAGAAAAGGAACTCAGGGACTATGAAAAGGAGCTAAAGAAAACATCTAAAACAGATCTAGCTGCAAGGAAAGCGTTAAATGATCAAATAGAAAAGACTAAGACTCAGCTAGGAGACGAAAGACAAGGCTTAAAAGAGCTAAACAGAGAGCGTAAAAAAGCTAATGAAGAGTTAAAAGACGCAGAAGAAAACGCAGCAGACTATGGCGGTGTTATTGGAATGGTAGACTCTAAGACTGGCGGTCTTATTTCTAGTATAGGAGGCATGACCAAGTCTATAAGCGGTGCGACAAAGGGTTTTAATCTCATGAAAATTGCCATTATCGGAACGGGTATTGGTGCTTTACTGATTGCTATAACCTCAATAGGGGCAGCGTTTACATCGACAGAAGAAGGTCAGAACAAGTTTAATAAAATAATGGGCGTACTAGGGGCTACTGTTTCTGTGTTTACAGACAGATTAGCAACATTAGGAAACTTTCTAATAAGTGTTTTTGAGAATCCTAAACAAGCACTCATCGACTTTAAGAACGCATTCGTCGAAAATATAACTAACAGAATTTCTAGTGCTATTGATACATTAGGCTTTTTAGGAAGTGCTATTAAAAAGGTGTTTAGTGGCGATTTTTCTGGAGCTATGGAGGACGCTAAGTCAGCAGGTAACGCTTACATAGATACTATGACGGGCGTAAAAGATACAGTCGGAAAAGTTACAGCATCGGTTAAAGAATTAGCGACAGAGATAGTAAAAGAAGGCAAGGCGGCAGGTAAAATAGCAGATCAAAGAGCAGCGGCAGATAAACTAGATAGGAAACTAATCACAGAAAGAGCAGAAGCCAATAGAAAACGAGCAGAATTATTAGAAAAATCAGTTGACAAAGAAAAATTTTCTACTAAAGAAAGGATCGAGTTTTTAAAAGAGGCAGGCAGAATAGAGGAGGAGATAACGCAAAAAGAAATAAAGGCGTCTAAACTAAGGTTAAGTGCAAAACAGGCAGAGAACGCTCTAGGAACGTCTACAAAAGAGGATCTAGAAGAGGAGGCGAACTTAAAAGCCAACTTAATAAATCTGGAAACAGCCCGTTTAGGAAAGCAAAGAGAAATTACAAGTCAAGTAATAGCGTTTAAATCCGAAGCTGCAGCAGAAGAGGTCGCTATTGAATCGGCAAAAGCTGACGCAATAGAATCTATTAGAAAAGCCTTAATAGACACAGACGCTGAGAGAAGACAAGAACAGCTAAACGTAATTAAACTGGATTATGATGAACAGATCAAACTGGCAGAAGAGTTTTACGGAAAAGACACTGAGAAAGTTAAGGAGCTTAGAGAGGCTCAGAGATTAGCACTAGCAGAACAGCAGGTTATATTTGATGAGCAAGACGCAACCAAAAAAGCAGAGGAATCTGAAAAGGCGGCAGAAGAATTAGCATTAAAAGACGAAGAGGAGCTTTTAAGTTTTGAAGCACAACGCCAATTAATTACAGACAGAGAGAATCTACTAAAAGAAGACAAGACAATTTCAGATGCAGATAGGCTAGTATTAGAGCAGAGCTTTGCAGATAAGAAAGTAGCTATTGCGACAGCAGAAGCTGAGGCTAAAGCGACAATTCAAAATGCGGTTTTAGATACTGTTTCAAATGGAATTAATGTTTTAAAAGGATTAGCAGGTAAAAATAAAAAAGTACAAAAGGCTTTATTAATAGCAGAAAGTGCTGCGTCAATAGCTAAAATTGCGGTTAATACTGGGGTGGCAAACGCTAAAGCCGTCGCTGCTTTTCCGCTTACAGTAGGTCAGCCATGGGTTACTTTAAACACTATTAATGCAGGGTTAGGAATCGCATCAGCAGTAGCTGCTACATCTAAAGGATTAAGTGCTTTAGGAGAAGGAGGGTCTGTACCTAAACCAACCTTGCCAACGCCATCAACGGCAGCACCTACGCCTCCTGCTGAATCAGTACCTCCTGCGTTTAATACGGTAGGAGCAGGAGACACAAGTCAACTAGCAGACGCCATCGGAAGTCAGAGTCAGCAACCGATACAAACTTATGTAGTAGCGAATGATGTCACGTCAGCACAGAGTTTAGAACGCAATATTGTGACAGGAGCTACAATAGATTAACAAATTTTTCAATTAAAAACGTTATATATATATGAGAATAGTAGAACTAATACTTGACGAGGAACAAGAAGAGGGTGGTATCGAAGCGATCTCGATCGTAGAAAGCCCTGCAATAGAGTCTGATTTCGTGGCTTTAAATAATCAGGAAATCAAATTAGCAGAAATTGACAAAGAAAAAAGAATTTTATTGGGAGCTTTATTGATTCCTAATAAACCAATATACAGAAAAAGTGACGAAGGCGAATATTACATTTTCTTTTCTAAAGACACAATCGTAAAAGCATCACAACTGTACCTAAGAAACGGGTACCAAAACAGTGCGACTCTTGAACACGATCAGACATTGAAGGGTTTGACGTTAGTCGAGAGTTGGATTGTTGAAGATGAGGTGCAAGACAAGTCTAGAAAATATGGATTAGACGTGCCTGTAGGAACTTGGATGGGAGCTGTAAAAGTAAATAATGAAGAAATATGGAATGAATATGTTAAGACTAATAAGGTCAAAGGTTTCTCTATTGAAGGCTATTTTGCTGACAAAATGGAAAGACCTAAAGAAAAGATACAAGAAGATTTTTCAAAAGAAGACCAACTAATAAAAGAAATAATAAACATTTTAACTACTCAGGATGCCAAGAAATAAAAAAGGGAATCAAGGGGTTTTTATACCTAGCAGAACATCGCCTACTAATAGTGGTAGGGCTTGTTTATGTTGGGATTCAAACACTTATTCTAGGTCTTGTTGTGATGGATCGGTTAGGGCACAAGGCATCGGAGTTATCACAAGAACCTGATAGAAAATACAAATTTTAATTTTTTAACCGTTATATATATAATATGAAATCAAACGAAATGATCAATCAAATTAAGACGCTTTTAAACATCGAGGTAAAGCTCGAAGAGACAAAGCTAGAAAATGGCACTATAGTAAGTGCTGAATCCTTTGAAAAGGGAAAAGAAATCTTTATTGTTACAGACGATGAGAAAGTAGCTATGCCAGTTGGAGAGTATTTACTTGAAGATGGTAGGTTAGTGGTTGTATCTGAAGAGGGTATGATCGGAGATGTAAGAGAAGTGTCAGACGAAGTTCCTGCGAAGGAAAGCGAAGAGGGCAAAGAAATTACAGAAGATCTCGGAGACGACAAAGAAGAGAAAAAAGAAGAGATGGGCTACGTTACAAGAGAAGAGCTTTCTTCTGCAATAGACGAAGTAAAAGCTACTATCGACGAAATCAAAGAAATGATGGCACCTAAAGAAGAGGATCTATCACAAGAAACTGAGAAGTCTTTAAAAAGCAGAACGGTTAAAGAGGAGTTTTCCGAAGCTGCAGCTAAGCCGATTAAACACAATCCTGAATCTGAAACAGCTCAGAAAACAAGAGTAGAATTTGGGAAAGGTAAATTTTCAACAACATTAGACAGAGTATTAAATAAATTAAACAAATAAAAAAATGAGCAATCTAAAAAACGTACAACTAGCGACTGCGGTAAATATTACTACAACGTATGCAGGGGAATTTGCAGGCGAGTATATTGCAGCGGCTTTACTTTCAGCATCAACTATTGACGATGGAGGTTTAACAGTAAAAGCGAACATCGCTTACAAAGAGGTAATTAAGAAACTAGCAACAGGAGCATTAGTAACTGCTGCAGGATGTGACTTTGTACCGAACTCTTCTGTAACACTTACAGAAAGAATTATCCAACCAGTTGAGTTGCAAGTAAACCTACAGTTATGTAAGTATGATTTCGTAAACGATTGGGAGGCACAACAAATGGGCTACGGTTTAGGTCAAACTTTACCTCCAAAATTCTCTGACTTTATGATCGCTCACGTAGCGGCAGAAGTAGCACAAAATACTGAGTTCTGTATATGGCAAGGAGATACTGCAGCAGGAACAAATAACTCTTTTGATGGATTTGAAAAACTAATTGCAGCTTCAGCAGCGGCAGGAGATATTCCAGCAGGTCAGCAAGTAGCAAAAGCGGCAATAACAGCAGCTAACGTAATTGAAGAATTATCTAAAGTAGTTGATGCAATTCCATCTCAATTATATGGTAAAGAGGATCTATTTATTTACATCCCTTCAGCAATAGCTAAGGCTTATGTTCAAGCGTTAGGAGGATTTGCAGCTAACGGATTAGGAGCGAATGGTGTAAACAACCAAGGTACTCAATGGTGGAACAACGGATCTTTAACCGTAAATGGAGTTAAGATTTTTGTTTGTCCAGGAATGAGTAGCGATAAAATGTATGCAGCTCAACGTAGCAACCTATATTTTGGAACGGGAATCTTAAACGACACGAATGTTGTTAAGGTTTTAGATATGGCAGATTTAGACGCATCGAACAATGTTAGAATGGTAATGCGTTTTACAAGTGCTGTTCAATTCGGCATCGCTTCTGACTTGGTAGAATACGCTTAAAATAATTAACTAATCAAATTTAAAAGGGTGGGTTCTGCCTGCCCTTTTTTATTTAAAACAATAAAATAATATGGCTTGTACATTAAATACTGGACGTAAAGTCCCATGTAAAAGTGCCTTTGGAGGCATAAAGACTGTGTTTATGGCTGACTTTGGTTCGATTACTGGAGTAACTATTGACGCAACTACTAAAGAGGTTACTGCATTAGCAGGATCGCCTACTTGGTACGAATACGATGTGAAAGGGAACTCAAGTTTAGAAACGACTGTGACGTCATCTAGAGAAAACGGAACAACTTTTTATACACAAACATTAAATTTAACGCTTACTTTCTTAGACGCACAGACTCAGGCAGAGTTACAAACAGTAGCTGTTGCAAGACCTTACGTTGTCGTTGAAGATTACTACGGAAACAGTTTCCTATGTGGATTTGAAAACGGAATGGAATTAACAGGCGGTACTGTAGTAACAGGAGCTGCGGCAGGAGATCTGTCAGGCTTTACGATTACTATGGAAGGAATGGAAGAGAGAGCACCGTACTTTTTAACTACGGCTGTAACATCTTCGGCAGCACAAATCGATCCGACTTTAGCTGCACCACCAACACCATAATCTTTAGTTTTTTGATTATAAAATTAAGCACTCTTAACGGGGTGCTTTTTTTTTGTTATAGTTAATTTTACAAATTCAGTCATTTTTTACGTTATATAAGTGTATGATAATCTTAACAACATCCGCACAAGCTCAAACCTTTTCAGTTATACCTAGACAGTATGATGACAGTTATTTTACTTTAAGAGTAAGAGACGACAGTACTAATGTTACGGTTGACTATTTAAATCAAACGGCAGTTACTGTGGGAAACTACTTGCAGATTAATAGAATATTTAATCCTGTTTTAGTAGAAGCACATTTTTACGATCTGTTTTTGTTTATAGATTATAATTTCTGGAATACAAACAACAGTTTTTGGAATCTTTACGATATTTTTTGGCAAATAGATTCTGATTTCAAAGAAGACATATTTAGAGATAAGATATTTTGTACAGATCAAGATATTGATCAACTAAACGACAACGATCATTATAAATTAAACAAAGACCAATTCACTTTTTACAACGGCTTTGATAACACTTATACAGTTAGATGAAAAAAACAAGATTAAGAAACGACAAAGGGCAGTTTAAGAAAGAGTCAAGAGCGTCAAAGGTATCAGAGTTTGGTTTTGTAAACCTCAGCACATATACGAGTCCAGAAATCAAAGAAGTAAACGGCGAGGAGTGGATCGAATACGGGGCAGATAACAACTACTTTCAATACTTAATCGACAGGTATAATGGAAGTCCTACGAATAACGCTGCAATAAACGGTATTAGCCAAGCGATCTACGGCAAAGGGCTTAACGCTACCGATGCGAATAGAAAGCCTAACGAGTACGCTCAGATGATCTCTCTATTTAAGAAGGATGTAGTTAGAAAACTATGCTATGATCTTAAATTAATGGGTCAATGTGCCGTACAGGTTATATATACTAAAGGCAGAAAGAAAATAGCACAGCTAGAACACATGCCAATAGAGACGCTTAGAGCTGAGAAGTGTAATGACGACGGCGATATACCTGCGTATTACTATTTTAAGGACTGGGCTAACATAAAAAGAAGCGATACGCCTCTAAGAATACCTGCATACGGTATGTCAAATGAGGATATTGAGATATACTACATTAAACCTTACAAGTCTGGCTTTTACTATTACTCTCCTGTCGATTATCAGGGAGGTTTGCAGTACGCTGAATTAGAAGAGGAGGTTTCAAACTACCATTTAAACAATATAATGAATGGATTAGCTCCTAGTATGCTGATCAATTTTAATAATGGTACACCAAACCAAGAAGAACGTGCTTTAATCGAAAGTAAGATTGCTCGAAAATTCTCAGGATCTAGTAATGCAGGTAAATTTATCCTTGCATTTAACGATAATAAAGAAAGCTCGGCAGAAATAACGCCAGTACAATTAAGCGACGCACATAACCAATATCAGTTTTTATCAGAAGAGGCACAATCTAAGATTCAAGTTGCACATAGGGTTGTTTCGCCTTTTTTATTAGGAATTAGAACAAGCACAGGTTTCTCTAGTAATTCAGAAGAGATTAAGACGGCATCTTTATTAATGGACAATACCGTTATAAGACCGTTTCAGGAGCTTTTAATCGATTGCTTTGATAATCTACTTGCGTACAATGATATTGCCTTAAACCTATACTTTACGACGTTACAGCCTTTAGAGTTTACAGAGATCGATAGCTCAATACAGGATAAAGAAGACATAGAAGAGGAGACAGGAGTCGAAATGGAGCACTTTAGTCTAAAGAAAATAGACGGAAAAGAGGCATACAAGACAAAAGAAGAGGCTATTGCAAAGGCAGAAGCTGACGGTTGCGGAGGTTATCACGAACACGAGGTTGAAGGAGAGATCTTTTATATGCCATGTGAAAATCATGATGAGTCTATTAGTTTGAAATCTCCATGTTGGGACGGTTATGAGCAAATAGGAACTAAAACCAAAGACGGCAAAGAAGTGCCTAACTGTGTACCGTTATCTACTGAGTTATCAAACGATAATGCCAAAGTTGTTTTAGGATCTTTAGCAAAAACTGGTGTTCAAATGAACGATGATTGGGCTGTCGTTGACGAATTAGACGAAGATTCAGAATACAGCAATGAAGACTGGGCAGGTTATCTAATTAAAGAAAAGCCAGAAACTACATTATCAAAGATAAAAAGGATCGTAGGTCTTAAAGACAATGTAACATCTAAAAATGATGGATCAGCATACAGTGATCTAGACTCTAAAAACGGTTTATACAAGATCCGATACAAATACGCACGAGGCATGAGTAAATCAGGAAAGTCTAGAGACTTCTGTACTCAAATGATGGAGATGAGCAGTAAAGGAACGGTATGGCGTATTGAGGATATTGACAGAGCTAGTTATTTTGAGGATGTGAATGTAGAATTTAGGCATAGACCTAGCATGAGCTATAACATCTTTGAATTAAAAGGTGGAGTATTCTGTCAACACAAATGGGTGCGAGTATTATACAGGCTAGAAAGCCAAACAGAGGCGTCTAAGAACTTAGGCAATTACAAAAAGACTAGAACTATACCGAAATCTTATTTGCGTTCGCCTAGAGGCTCTAAAAAGGCAGCAATAGCTACAGATAGACAAGCAGGAAGAGGAGTTTATCCTAAATAAAAGAAATTATGGCAACAGTATTATTTATAAATAGAACAGATCTTGTAAGAAATTCAATTATTGACGGAAACGTTGATACAGATAAATACATTCAGTTTATCAAACTGGCTCAAGAGATCCATATTCAAAATTACATGGGTACAAAGATGTACGAAGGTCTAACTGCAGCTATGCCTAATATTGACACACCTGCAAATGCTAGGTGGAAAAACCTATTAGATGATTATATCGTTTCTATGCTTATTTGGTTTGCTCAAGTTGATTATATTCCTTTTGCTAGTTATCAAATACGCAACGGAGGTATGTTTAAACACCGATCTGAGAACGCAGAGACCGTTTCTAAAGAAGAGGTTGATTATCTAGTGGAAAAGGCTAGAACGAATGCGGAATGGTATTCTAGAAGGTTTATTGATTACATGAGTTTTAATCAAACTCTCTTTCCTGAGTACACGAGCAATACAAACGATGACATTTATCCGTCATACGATGCAACTTTTAACGGTTGGGTTCTATGAAGTACAAGATAAAAAAGGAAAACATTAAGAAATTAAAGCTCTTCTTAAAAAAAGAGAAAAATAACAAAACAAAAAAAGACAAGAATGGCAACTCTATTTAACACTAAAATATCTCAAACCTACGAGGGTCTGATTAAAACGTTTGATAATGCGGCAATTACTGCGACGCTAAAAGAGCTTACAGACGGATCTGGAAACCAGTCGGGTTTATACATGAATACGGCAGGAGATTTTAAAGTCAACAATATTTTAGAATGGGGTTCGCTTAAAGATACAGGCACAGGAGTTACAATAACTCGTTTCGTAACGTCTACTGACGGCATAGAGAATTTTGATAACAATACATCACTACCTACTAGTGCAGCAGTTAAACTGTATGTAGACACTAAATTTTCACAAACAGACACTTTACAAGAAGTATTAGGCTTTGGAAACACTACAGGCGGAAACGATATTGCTGTAAGTGCAGGGGATGATATTACATTTACTGATTCTTCTAAAATCTTAATGGGTGCATCAAGTGATTTCCAAATATATCACGATGGCTCAAATTCTTTTATTAGAGATACAGGAACAGGCGATTTAAAAATTCAATCTAATAGACTTTGGTTGCAATCTTCAACAGGAGAAGCTATGGGTAGGTTTACTGAAAATGGCTCTGCAGAATTATATTACGACAATGTTTTAAGATTATCAACTACTAATACAGGTGCTTCTGTTACAGGTAATCTTATAGTAAGTGGAACTATCACAGGTTCAGGTGGTTCATTCTTGCCACTTGCAGGGGGTACAATGACAGGTAATATTGTTTTAAATGACAATGTTAAAAGCATATACGGAACTGCATCTGATGGACTTGAGATTTATCACGATAGTAATAATTCTTATATTAAAGATTCAGGAACAGGAACTTTAAAAATATTAACAAATGGACTAGAAATAAAAAATGCTGCTGATAATGGTTATATGGCATTTTTTGGTTCAACAGGTGGTTCTCAATTGTATTTTAACACAGTTCAAAAGTTAGAAACTACAAATACAGGTGTATCAATTACAGGTGCTTTATCTACTACAACAAATGTATCAATAGGAAATAATGCTTTCTTTATAGATGATGGAAAGGCTTTGTTTGGCGCAGCTTATGATTTACAGATTTATCACAATGGTTCTAACTCATATATTAAAGATACAGGTAGTGGTGGTTTAAGAATTACTACAAATCAATTTAGAGTATATAATGCAGCAGAAGATAATCTAATAATTAATGCAGTTGAAAATGGGGCTGTTGAATTATATTTTGATGATTCTAAAAAATTAGAAACAGTCACAGATGGTGCAAAGGTTACAGGTAATTTAGAAGTAACAGGCACAATTACAGGAAGTGGTGGTTCGTTCTTACCTTTAGCAGGTGGAACAATGACAGGCGATATATCGTTAGTAGATAATGTAAAAGCAAAATTCGGAGACTCCTCAGACCTTCAAATATTCCACGATGGTTCTAATTCATATATAGCTGAATCAGGAACAGGTAGTTTATATGTTCAAGGTTCAAACATAATTATACAATCATCTATAAATAAAAATGCTATTATATGTGGCGATAGTGATTCGGTAGAATTATATTTTAATGCAGCTAAAAAGTTTGAAACTACAAGCACAGGAATATCAGTAACAGGTGGTGGTTCTTTTACAGGGAATGTAGAAGTGGGTGCTAATAATATAAATTTTGCAAATAACGGAAAAGCAAGATTTGGCAATCAAGCTAATTTACAAATATATTCAGACGGTTCTAATTCTTTTATTGATAATACAGGAGTAACTCAATCAACAATATTTAGAGTATCTGATAACTTTTCTTTAGACACGACCGCTTTAACGATCTCTAGGAACGGCGATTTAACTACAGGACGAAACGTAACGGTTGCAGGAGATCTTACAGTAAACGGCACTACAACAACCGTAAATAGCCAAACACTAGCAGTCGTAGATCCTTTAATACAATTAGCCAAAGACAATACAGCCAATAGTTTAGACATTGGAGTGTATGGAGATTACAATGATGGTACAGACAGATTCTTAGGATTATTTTCTGATGCATCTGATGGTAATAAATTCAAGCTATTTAAAGGAACAACAGTAGAACCTACAACAACTGTAAATATTGGTGGTGCAGGATATGTAGCAGCAGATTTACAAGTTGCAGGATTAGAAGCAACAAGTTTTACAAATACAGGAGATTTATTAGTTGAGGATAATATTTACTTAACTGATGCAGGAACAACTAGAGCAAAAATACAATTAAATTCAAGTGATAGAGATAATCTTGATATTAAGGCAGTTTCTTTAGGTTCTATAATGAATTTCTTTACAGCAGACACTTTAGCTTTAAGTTTAGATCCTTCACAAAACGCATCTTTTGCAGGAACAGTTACTGCTGCGACTTATTATAAATCATCAGGAACATCTGCTGTTCTTGGAACAAATGCAATTGGAGAAGTTTTATTAAGACCGACATCTTCAATTTCATCAACTGCTCAATCTTCATTTACAACAACTTTAGCAACTATAGGAACAAACGCAACTTTTGCAGGAGATGTAAAGGTAAATGGTGGAAATGTAACAATTAAAAAATCTGTTGCAAGTAATGAAACTATGCTAGGTATTGAACAATCTGGTGCAGGAACGTCAACTTTAGGTTCTATTACTTATGACCAATCAGATGATGCTATGCGTTTATTAAACAACAGCGATTTTGGTGGTACATCATTAATACTAGGAACAAGGGGTCAAGATATTTTTAAGATTGATTACTCAGGAAACTCAACTTTTACAGGAAGTGTAAGTTCAGGGGGAAATTTAATAGTAAATAATGGAAATCAA